CCGCAACTTTACGCCCTACGGAATCCATGTCACGAACTTCGGCGGCTGCTTTTACATTATATAGATTATTTCTCATTTTATTCACTAATTATTTATATCTTATCGGTTTAATAATGTCATTTTTTAACCATTTACGGGCGTTATAACCTCTTTTGGTTGCGTAATCATGCTATTTGCCGTTACTGCGTCGTATCCGTAGTAATTAATTAACGTATTTACTGCAATTTGTCTATCCATTTGACCGGTTGAAACAGCCGTATTTAAAGCAATTATTCCGTCCAAACCTCCAACGGTACCCTTTAAATTTGTTTGAGCTTGTGCGAGCGCCGATTGTTGGCTTTGAGTTCTATCGATAGGTTGTATTTCAATATCGAATTGTGCCGCGTATTGTTCGGGTGTGATAATTCCGTCCTTTAATAAAATTGAATAGCTATCGACTTCGATTTTTTGCGCTTGTGATTTCTGCATTTCGTCTTCCTGTAATACGGGTACATGATCAAAACACGCCTCTAAATAATACCCTTGTTGGCTTAATCCAAATTGGTGCATTATCGAATCGTACATCGCCTGAGTTTCAGGAATTATAGTATCTTGATAAACCATTTTTAAGCTATCGCGAACGTTTGAAAATGTCGATCCTTTTTCACTTGAAAAAAGATTGTAATTCATTCCATACGTGTCAATAATTGCAATTACATCCGCTGTTAATTCTTCATATAACATCAAATCGCGCGTTGGATAACTCATCGCGTTCCACTGCAAATTTGATTCGGTAATCATTATCTCGTCTTTTTGACGTCGATACCAATCTCTTTGAATTCTTTCACGCTCTTCAGGTGTCATTGGAATCGCTCCACCCATATCTGAATTCTGAGCGGATAAAATACCAATCGCGCCCAAATTTTCAAGTAACACGTTTCTTTTATTGTATTGCGCCTGAATATTTGACAAAGGAAATCTAAGCGAGTCTATTCGTGAAATCGGTTTAACGATATTCATTCCGTCCGCTGTGGTCAAATAAATAGCTTCCTCCCACGTGATCGTTTCGGTTTCTCCGTCGTCGTATGTAAACTTGAATGAATCGATAAGGTTTTCCTTATCCATTTGCTTCAATTTTTTGCCGCTTAAATTAATTCGAATTTTGTTATTTGGTAATACAACCATTAAATTACGAATATCAAATGATCGTTTAGGACAATAGGCAACCACGTTTGAATACAAAGCATCTTGAACACTCATTGAATAAACGATATCGCTCCAACTTTGAACGGCATTTGGCTGCGTAATCAAATCATTTAGCCAGTGATTCTCGACTAAATCGCCTTTTGCATCGTATAATTTAGGCTCATTTCCGCTCATCATTGACGCGCGTTTATTAATTACCATGCGTAACTCCGGAATGTCAACAAACAATCGCCACGCGTCGCCTGTGTCTAACCAAACCGCTTCTTTTTTTCCCCAAACTTGAGCCGTGGGAGGCAATAAATTACGTACAATATTTGAATATCGATCGCGATTGAATAAATTATCTGTAAAGGCTGTAATAAAATCGAACGCCATTAAATAGTTTTTGACAAAATTAGTCGAAAATAATTAGGAATTCACTTGTAAGTTAATTTTTTTTATATAAGGTGTTTGAACATGGATTGCGCGAATATTGATAAACCAGCCAAACAATCGGGCGCATCGTCGTTTTTGTTTTTACCCTCTTTTGAATAACTCATTACGTTATCAATAAATAATTCGCTTTCAGGAGTTCCGGGACGTACAAAATTAATCCTTTGTTGAATAAAAACGCTATTCATTAGGATTCTCGTTTGTTTGTTTGTGGTGTTGTGTACTTGTAAAATCTTTGTTTTTACGTCTTTTTGAAGCATACGCGAAAACATAGCACCCATTGAGTTGGATTCAACCCTGCAATAGGTAACATTCCACGCGTTTAATTTTGCAGCGATTAACGGCAATGTAATATCGGTATTTGATTTATTGAACACGTAATCCACTAAATAAAATTCTTTGTTTATAACTGCTAAAATAGCGCATGCCGTATAATCCGCGCCTTGATCGGCAACGTCAACGTAACCAATACATCCCTCGATTTTGTCCTTTATGCTGTTTAAATCAGTTGTGGATATGAATTTCAATTCACTGAATAATCTACCTTTAATATCGACAGGCTCCTGCATGTATTCAGCTGCCCAAATTGACGGATCGGTGCGCTTTTTTTTGGTTAAATATTCCTCGGTTGTCATTACATCGGTGCAAAATGATTCGTTATTCTCATTTAATGCCGAAACTATAATTGATTTATCGTAAATCTTTTGTTGAATATTCCTACCGATTACATCGTTAATACTCCAACGCGTGCCTATATCTATTCGGGCGCATCCACTTTCGAAACGTGAATCATGAGTTGCTTCCTTCCATTGAATTATTCTATCGTTTACGGTGTCACTCAAAGCATCTTCGAGGTTTCTGTAAAGGTCATCGGTAACGCCTATTTTCGTAGCTCCAAAACCGATAATTGTTCCGCCAACGCCCGCGCCAAAATATCCAACTTGTTTACTGTGATTTGTATTCCAACCCTGTAAATTTGCTTTATCGTCGCTCAAATGGACGGTGGGAAAAATAGTTCTAAATTTATCAGATTTTACAATTGAACGCACATCGTAACTAAATTTTAAATATAATGTTGATGTACATGTATTTCTTAATATGCTTTCAGTTGGATTTTTACCTAATACCCACGCACAAAAAAGACTTGTAATATATGATTTTCCAGCTCTCGGAGGCATTGAAACAGATAAACTTTTAATTTTATTATCTTCAATTTCTTGAAAAGCACTTGCAATTTCTTTTAAAAACGGTCTTTTTTCAAATAATTCTCGATCATAAAACAAACAAAACTCCCAAAAATCGCGTCTACATAACTCATGTAATAACGTTTTTCTTATTTGTATTTGTTTTTGAGTCATTTTATTGCGTTATTGTATGCTTTTTGTGCTTCATCAATTGAATTATAACGCCCAATATAAATACTTTTTTTATTTTTAGTAACCCTAACCATATATTTATTTGTGCTTTTTTCTAATGTCATTCCACAATAACCGTTTTTTTTCAATATTTCTTTTGTAACATTTTCACGTGGCGAAATTATTTGTAAATTTTCAACTCGATTATCGTTTCTAATTTTGTTTTTGTGGTCGATTATTCTATTGTAACCGTCTATTTTATGATTCAAGAAACAAATCGCAACTAATTGATGAATGTTTATTGTTTTTGGTTTAAACCCTTTTTTATACAATAAAACACTTACATAACCATTTCCACTTTTTCTTTTAGATAGTAATTTTTCAATTCCTGAATGATTACTTTTAATGTTACCCAAATTTGACACTGAATAATTGTCGTAATTTGGAATTTTTAAATAAATTTCTTCCATTATTTTTGCGTTAAATAATGCGTTTATTGAATTGCGGGAACCCTAAACGCTTAGGCTTTCAAAGGGTAGCTAATCCACTTCTACCCGCAATACAAAGATACAAAAAAAATTATTCTATTTCTTTAGTTTGTAATAATTCTCGAATTTCTTCAGTGCTTAAATCGCTTAAATCTACATCGTTATTTTTTTGTTCAACATATGTTTGATTTAATCGTTTGTGATCGTCCGAATCCGCAACTATTTTAAACGCTGCAATTTGTAAAGTTGCATTATCTGATTTAATCCATTTTTTAAGCAAATAACTTGTTGCCTGTGATCTGTTTTGTTCAAAGGTTTCTTTTATTGTGTCTAATTTATCTAATTTATGATTGTAAGCAGTTGCGCGTGAAAAACTGAGTGCTTGCCAATCTACATGGCTCCAACGCATCCATTCATGTTTTTTAATGGCTTCAATGAATTCTATTTCGTGTTTATTATCCATGTTTTTTAGACAAATTTACGTTTTTTAAAATATCAATTCAAACAGTCCATAAATTGAAAGCGCTGCGATTACTCGAATTAAACTATTTGCTACATCCTGTTCGCTGTGAATCCATTTTTGAATAGGTTTTGCAGTTAACCACCAAAAAAGCGTTAAAACTAACCTATCTAACCAAAATAAGCCTATAAATAACGGTAGTATCAAGAATCCTGTAATTACTTTTAATTTTTTCATGTTTCAAATTTATATTATTTATTTCTATTATCGCGATTCTTGCGGCTTATTTCTAAGATATAAACCGCAATCGCTACGTATAAAATAATATTTATTATTATTAATTCGCGCATAATTCCACTTTTAAATCTTCGCGTAAATTCTCATTAAAACATTCTTGACCGTCAAAATACTCCTCCCAATCAAACCCGCATGATTCAGGATCCTGCATTGCAATTGCTTCAATAGCTTCACAAATTAGTTTCGTGTTTCGTTTGTTTAAAAATCCTGTGGTGTTTCTGTATTCCCAATCAAACGGTTGTAATTCAAGATCCGCGCTATCTATTTCACCACCGCATAAATTAAAACAAATATCGCCTGACATGTACATTGTATCGCGTGTTCCAAATCGGATATCAAAATAAACGTCGTTACCGTTAAATTCTAAATTTACGATTTTAAAGTTTTTTCCTGTAAATTCAATTGTTTTTAGTTCCTTTTTCATTTTGCTTTGATTTTATATATTAAAAAATTTGTTTACTAAACTTTCAGTAGTTTTGAAAGATCCATTACATGATCTAATTTCGAATAATTTAACGTTTTCAACAGGGCTCAATGCGCGTAAAATTAAAACCTCTTCACCCGCGTAAATTCTAAACCCTTCAGAAGTTTTGATCGTTGTTTTTGCTGTTGCTTTCATATACTTTGTTTTTAATTGTTTTCAAATTTAATATAACTTTTTGAATAAACAATACATTTTTAAAAAAAAAAGCGGAATTTTTTACGTTCCGCTTGAAAAAACTTGCTTCAGTGTGGGCGATTGTGTTTTACAATCCATTAACCCGAGCAAGTATATTTACATTCCTTTCGAATAAAGATACGCAGCCACGCGTTGAATTGTTTTACTTGTAAGTGATTTACCGTTTAAAAACGTGTGAATGTTACTTTGGTGTAATTTAGCATCTAAACAAAACGCGTTTAATGTTATTCCTGTTTTACTCAGATACTTTTGAAGCGTTTCGCGTGTAATTTGATCGCTATTTGCAATTATTTTTGTCGCTTTCATTTTTAAAAAGGTAAATCGTTATTTACAATTGGCGGCAAAGGTTCGTTTTTAACTTCGGTTTTAACCTCGTTTTTGTCTCGTGGTTCCTCAAATGTTAAACTCATATACTTCAATCCTTTTGCGCTGGTGTTAATCCATGCAGAAATCTGTTTCGGTTCGCCGTTTATAATTGCGTTCCCTTTGTAGTCGGGTTGCGTTTCTTTTGTTTTGTTGTCGTTTTTAAATAACGCCCCCGCATTGTTTTTTGGTTCCATTTTTTTTATTTTAAAGTTATTGTATATTGATTAGTTAAGTCCATGTAAATATTTTCATTTCTGAACGTGAAATGCTGGTTTAAAAAGTTAACTAATTCCGTAAATGATTGGAAAACGTATTCATCTCGGTTTTCGTTTGTACAAAATAAACCGGTTCGCAAAATATAACCGTTTTCCGTTTGTTGTATTTCTACATTTTTTACCTCTTTTTTCATTTTTATTTTATTTATTTTTGATTCCTAATTCAGCGCGGCAAATTTTAATTATAGTCGAATTGCTATGTAATGGCGTGCCGTTATCCATTTGTTCTATAATGTGCATTAAAACGCTTTTTAACTCTTTTATTTCGTGTTTTAATTCCTTTATTTCTTCGTTTACTTCCGGATTCATAACTTTTCTATTTCTTGTTTTACTTGTTGCCAAAACTTATTAGGTACTTCATAATAGGAACGCGAATAAGATTCATTACTACATTTTACTTGTTCACTGTCAAACATTCTCGGTTCTTTTAGCATTTCATTGACTGTAATCAACACGTATTGTTTTGCTGTGCTTTTAAACGTAGTTTCATTTGGTGGAATACATCCTTTTCGATTAAAAGGATTCAAATATTTATCCAATAATTCTTTTGCTTTCTCTTTTGGTTCCATTTATTGAAATTTTAATAATTTATAATTCATTCGTAATTTTTCCTTCCAAAATTCAGACTCATTTTTATACGCTTCGCAAATCGCTTTGAATTTTCCGTAACTTGTACTTTTTGATTCTATAATTTTACTCGCTTTTGCTTTTCCGATTCCTTTTACGCCTTTTATATTATCGCATGAGTCACCAACCAAAAACAGTTCACAAAGTAAATTTTCGCAGTCGGTTTGATCCATGTAAATAAATCCTTTTCGAATTTTAAATTCTTCGCCGTTTTCGTCGTATCTTTTAAGCCGGTAATAATCGTAGTGTAAACCCTCGATTTGTTTTAAATCTTTGTCAATCGAGCAAATAATATAATCGTTTACACTCAGTAACTGAGAATTATAATAAATAAGGTCGTCGGCTTCGTATTCGTCGTGTGCAAATGAGTTATTCCAATATTCAATTAAATAATCGCGTAATTCAGAAATCCAACGATTTTGCTTTTTACGATTTGCTTTGTATTGTGGATCGATTTCTTTTCGAAAGTTGTTTTTACATTTGGTAAAAAAATATAGTGTTTTTTCTACGTGGAAATGCTCTTCAATTTCGTTCAAAATATCAAAACTTATTTTTTCAAATCGATCGTAACCGCGTTGTAAAATTTCCATTTCAATCTCAAAGCGTAATTTTCCGCTTTTTATCATGTTTCGAATTTCTCCGAAACTGATAACCTTGTAAATCGATTGATAAACAAGGCTATCCGCGTCGAATAAAACTGTTTTAGATTCCATTTTCATCTAAAATACTAATTTGGTCTTTTGTTAACTCAAAACGCGCTTCGAGAGCTTCGCGTGTAAATTCTCCATTTTGGATTTTTTCAATTGCAGCTTTAAACCTTTTTGAATCCAAAACTTGCTTTCCTGAAGCGTCGTTGTCTACGTCCGTAACCAAACCTAAAATACTGCTCAAACAGTAACGACGGTAGTAAGTTATTCCGGATCCGAAACATTGGTATTCGTTCATTTTTGCAAGTTGAACGTTTGGAATTATTGTACTTGATTCAATTTTTTCACCGCTTTCACAATGGAATACAACCGTAACTAAATAATTTTGACCTTCGTGGCTGTTAATCATTTGTGTAAATCCTAATCCATGCTTTTGCATTAACGGATTGATTGCTTCGAAAATTTTTGGTAAATCCGCAAATTTGTATTGATTCGCATAACCGGATGTACCTTTGTGAATTACTTTGATTTCCTGTTGGAACGCTGCCAACGATTTAAATAGATTTTTCATTTTGCTTTGAATTAAATTGTTTACAAATATAAACTAAATTTTTAATATAACAATACTTTTAAAAAATATTACAAAAATTTCTTTAAACCGTTCGCGCATCGTTCTATTGAATTTGCGCGTTCGTTAAGGCTTTGAATTTGGTTTATAATAGTTTCTTTACAATCGGTTGTAAAATACCCCTGTGACGTTGCAATCAACGGAATTAAGCTATTTGAACGAATATAGTTTACTAACTTTCGTAATCGTGGACCGTTTAATCTTATTTTATATCCGTTTTCTTGTAAGTAATTATTCATGCGTGTAACTATTAATTGAGCTTTTATAGGATTATTTTTTTTATACGCCCTGAATCCATGAATTACAATCGGTAAAATTTCCATTTCCTGATCCGTTAATTCATTTGTATAATTTTCGAAATTTGTTATCATATTACTCAAATAAAGTATTTTGAATATCCGTATCTTGAAATCTTTTTTCGGCTAAACTTAAATTTATTTTAGCCTGTTTAAAGTAACTATCTTTTAATTCAATTCCAATTGCTTTTCTATTAAGTGAAACGGGAGAATAAACTTCGCTACCAACCCCCATAAACGGAGTAAATACTACTTCATTTTCATTTGAATATAATTCTACTATTCTATCAATTACATCCAATTGTAACGGGTGTACGTGTTTTTCATCGTCCTCTTCGCGTGAATCTCTAAACGGTAATACATTATCAATCCTAATATCGTCCCAAACCGATGAAGCGTAACGCTGCCAAATATAATGGCTTAATTTATTGCTTTTTGGATCTTCATGATACCTAAATTTTTTGTTTAAATAGTCCCACAATTGAGCCTCGTTAAATTCGGTATTATTTGCGTTATTATAAGCCGTTAAAATGTTTGGTAAAATAGGAGTAGCTCCAAAGTATTTTTTTAAACCGCATGGATTAGTTACTGGTACTTTATTTTCACCTTTTTTAGTGAAAATTAAAACGTAATCCGGCATAGCTGTAAAGCATTTTGTAGCGTCTTCAACTATAAATTTGTGCATTAAAGATTGAACCATAGTACGCATTCTAACTTTTAGCGGTTCCTTCCAAATAGTAATTCTATTTCGATATTCAAAGCCGTATTTTTCGTGGATTCTAATTATTTCGTGTGGAAAATCCCACAATCTCGAAGTATTATCAAAAACATCCGTACAATGAACGGCGTTTATTCTACCCGGTTTTGTTATTCGTGACATTTCAGAAACTAAAAATTCATATTGATCTAAAAATTGTTCTTTTGATTCGCAGTTACTAAAATCATTTGGACTACTTGAATAATTGTAAAGACCTGCAAATGGCGGCGAATAAATTGATAGATCGATACTTTCGTTTTCCAACGTTGGTAATACCAGCATGCAATCACTGTTATAAATTGCATAATTTTCAGTTACTAACTGATCTTTTACTTTGTTTTCCATAATTTAAAATTTAGGTTTGATTATTTGTTTATTAAATTCTTTTACATTGTGTACAAAAGTTGAATTAACTTCTTTTGTAAGGTTTTCATATAATTGGATTGCTTTTTCTGTTTTCTTTTGAAGCGCTTCAATTATTTTTGTTTGACCGTCTGAAATTACAACGTCAATAGTTACATCGTTTTTTTGACCAAAACGCCAAAATCTACGTATAGCTTGATAATATTGTTCATAGCTATAAGTCGGAAAAAATACTGAATGATTACAATGCTGCCAATTTAAACCCATTCCGGTCATCTTTGCTTTTGTTATAATTCTATTAATATTTCCTTTTGCAAAATCCATTAAAATAGCTTCTTTTTTTTCTATTGACATTGATCCAATTATTTCAACGGCATCTCGATCTAATTCTTTAAGTAATGCGCTCTCTTTATTCAAGTTGCACCAATAAACAGACGTTTTATTATTTGCAAGTTCAAAAGCCTTTTCGCATCTTTCATTTAATGTACTTCGCTCTTCATGCTTTATTTCGTGAAAATTCTTAGCTATTATATTAAACATTTGCATTTGACCGTCTACATTAACCTCGCTTTTATTTTCTACTGTATGCTTATTTATTATCAAATTAGGTAAATTATATCGATCATTTGAAAACCCTAAATCAGACGGCATTTTTATCATTATTGACCATTGATTAACCCACGCGAAAAAATCCTTTTCGGCATGTGGTTTTAAATACCATTTTTCTCCTGCATGTTTTGGATCTATTGAATCATTATTGTTTTTAAAAAATTTACCCAGCATATCCATATAACCCATATATCCCAAAGCTTCAGAGCTTGTTCCTAATTCTATAAAATCATTTGGCGATGGAGTTGCAGTTGATAAAAATCTATAAGGTATTTTTTTAACAAATGAATTAATTTGATTCTTTATTTTACCGTCAAAATTTTTGAGTATTGAACTCTCATCTAAAATAATACCTACAAAATCAATTGAATTAAAATAATGCAATCTTTCGTAATTACAAATTACTATTTTTTTTGTGAATTTTCCGTCTTTTGAATATTCAATATCGTCAATACCTAATTTTACCGCCTCATCTAAAAATTGAAATGCAACAGCCAAAGGTGTTAATATTAAAACATGTTTATTTGTTTCTCTAATTACGTTATTTGCAATCGATAATTGAATAAGAGTTTTACCTAATCCGGTATCAGCAAAAACAGCGATACGACCTTTTTTAATTGATTTTTCAATTATAGCCTTTTGAAAATCAAACGCTATATCAGGAATATAATTAGCATCGAAGCCAAAATTTCCGATTGAATGTTTTTTGTTTTCTAAAAATTCTAAATAATTCATTTGCTTTGTTTTTTAATTGTTTTCAAATTTAATCTAAATTTTTAATATAGCAACTATCTTTTTTAATTATTTTCAATATTTTTTACTTTTGCCTTGTAAACACTAATGATTTCTTTTAACTCATCTATTGAAAACTTGCGCGTTTTATCGGATTCATGCTTTAAAATACAAAATTTGTAAAATCCAATTTTAGTAATTAAATTTTCCCTGTATTCGATTAAATTGCCGTGTAAATATGTATTGCAGTATTCACATTGTAAATGCACGTTGTCCTCGTTAAATCTAACGTTCCAATGGTTATTTGCGTTGTAAAAATGCCCCGCGTTTTCCTTTAATGCTGGTTTATTACAAGAAATGCAATTTTGTCCCTTGTCACGAAGTCGAATATATTTATTAAATACTTGCTGCGCTATTTTTATATAATCCTGAACGGTCATTAAATTTGCTTTTAATTTGGCTTTTTTTTTGATCCATTCTTTTTGTTTTGTTTCTTGAATCCATTTCGTAACGCATTCAGGATCAAAACAATTTTTTTGAAGCGTTGTATATGGCGTAAATAAAGATTTACAATACTTGCATTTTTTATTTTTCATAATTTAAAACTGAATTATAGGCTTCTTTTTCTGTATTAAAATAACCAATATGTTTTTTGTTTTTATAACTCATCCACATTTTACGTCCTTTATGCCAACAAACACCTTTATATTTTGATGTTAAATTCAACCTACCTCTATATGTATTTTCGTGGCTTGTTAATAACCTTAAATTTTCAACTCGATTATCTGAAGGGATATTATTAATGTGATCAACTACTAATTTAAAACCGTTTGGGGTATGATTTAAAAAATGAATAGCAACTAAAACATGACCTCTATAATTTTTTAATTTACCGTTTTTTGATAATTGATAACATACATATCCAAATGCATCACAACATTTTTTTAAAACTTTTTCCTTTAAATAAATTTTTTTTCCATTCGATTGAATAACCAATCTATTTAATGACTTTACATTTCCAAGGTTACTAACTTGGTACATTCCTTCAAAATCAATAACATCTTTCCAAATTTCCATATAATAAAAAAGCCTTAATCTTTTCGAGGTTACGGGCTCTACTCAGATTAAGGACTTCAATAAGGTTTTACTTGTAGCCGTAACTCTACAATGCAAATATACAAATTAATATTTACATTTTCTTTTCTTTATCATATTCAATCCAATTAATATTTTTTAGGTCTTGTAACGGTGTTATTTTACCGTCCGAGTCAAAATGCATAAATGAAATTTTTACGCCTTGTAAAAGTTCGTTTTGTTTTTCCAACTGTTTGAGCTTTTGCTCTTCAGTTGGTTTTAAGTTTATTTTTATTTTCATAATTCGTCAAATATTGAAATTTGTTTAACATCCAATTTTTTAACTATATTCAAAGCCGTTTCAAGTATGGTTTTTCCAGCTTCGTAATCTACTAAATTACGCGCCATTTTTAATACTAATTGTTCACCTTTATATTTTGTAAAATCATAATCATGAAATTTATTATAATGTTTTAGTGATTCTGAATTAGTATTTTCTTCCGATAATTTATTACTTCTATTTGATATTATATTAGGTAAATTAAAATTTGTCCAATATAAGTGCCTTCCCCTTTTTTGAGCCGTTATTAATGGTTCGTAATATGGTATAACATTTTCAACACAATATTTACCTTTAAAATGCGTTTGTAAAAAAATTATTTCCTGGTATAATTTCATATCTGGATAAATTGGTTTTTTTCCATTTATTCCAAAACCCCAATACCTGGCTCGCGAATGAGTTGGACACGGTGGCGAACTCCAAATAAAATCAAATTCTTTATAATGGTCTAATAAATATTGGTGCGCATCTGCTACAATTACAGTATCATTTGGAAAACGTTCTTGGTATAACCTTGCCGCTTCGGGGTCTAATTCAACCGCAGTTACTTGAATATCTTCGTTTACTTCGTTCCATTTTGCCCTATTACCCCCCAAGCACGCATAAAGATTTAGTATTTTCATAATCCATTAATTAAATTGGCGATATGTTTATTCAGGCTTTTATTTTCCTGTTTGAGCTTTAAATTTTCAAGCTCTAAATCGTGGTTCCTGCTATTTGTGGCGCGTGTTACTTTTTCCACGTGGTTTAAATATTCAATTGATTCAGCAACTTCGCCCAAACTTTCGCGCATCGGTTCTAAAATATCGTGGCGCTCCGGGTGCTTTTCTTCAATCTCATCAATCGAGTTTTTGATTCGCCAATAAAGGACGTTTAAACCCGCTTTTCTTTTAATCATTTCAATCATATTTTTGTTTTTTAAAATGGTAAATTTTCATTTGCAATTCTTATTTTTTCACTCGTGGAAATCAATTCCGGAACGTTTTCAAGTTCTAATTTAGTTGGAAATTGGTTCGAAATTGGTTTAATTTCTGTTACATCTTTTCGATTTGCGTAAACCTTATTACCTAAATTATCGCGCATGTAATATTGATATTTTGAAACGTCCAAATACAACTTATAAATTCCGTTTTTTGATACGCCTTTTGGCTTACTTTTAGCCACTTTTAAATGTACTTCGTTTTCTTCATATACATTACCCTTTGAATCTACTAATCCAGCCGGTGGACGCCATGGAATTAAAACCGTTAATCCTTTTCTAAACCAAACTTGACCACCTGCAAAATCGCGAGCCGTTGGCATAGGATAAAAAGTTTGTTCATTTTGTGTAATTGGCGCTTGATCTCGAACGTGGTTTATTATGCAATTGTGGCGTTTTGTTTTTCGCGCGTTTTTTCGTGCCATTCCTAAAATTCTACTCAAATATTTGTCTTCGCGCCCTAAATCCGATTGAATAAATTCTTCAGTTAACTCATTCCATGGATCAATTGTTGTTGTGTTAATTGTTATTTCGTGCGTTTTTTCAATTTCATCGACTAATTTATAAAAATTTTCCAAAGTTAAATCCTCATCAATTGGATCAACAACTATAAAATGATCGTTTACAAACATTTCAGCCGTTATTTGTTCGCTTTGTGACATTGAAAATTCCCCTATTGTGTACGTTTTTCCGATATATTTGTGGCAAAGTTCCGAATAAACTTCGGCTGCGCTTCCTGTTTCAGGTGAAAAAATTACATGATTCCAACCGTGTAAACAACTTAAATTAATTAGGAATTCAAACCAAATTTCAGTTTTTCCACTCGCGGGGGCGGCTCCTATGTAAGTTGTGCAACCCTCTTTTACGGTGTATGGTAATTGTTCAAAGTCCCAACCAATTGATTTTCCACGTACATTTTTTACATGCCTAATATTATGTAATTCAGACTGTAAATCGCTTAATCTTTTGTACATTTTATTCGTGTATTATTGGTGGATTGTAAACATTACCTTGATCGGTTCGCAAATATCGAAGCGTATTTAAAAGCGTTGTTTTCCAATTTAAAATTTTACGTTTTTTACCGTCTACGTTTACCGACCAATCATTTACTAACCAACTTTCATATTTTAATCGTACATCCTGTTTGTTTATGTTTGGAATTTGACTAACTGAATAAGCTAAAAATTCATCAATCGACGGTATAGTTGTTTCTTTTAATTCTTTACATTCTTGTTTGTTTCCGTCTGCTTTATTATTTGCTTTTCTATTTGGTTTACTTTCTGCTTTACTATCGCTTTGGTATTCTTTATAGTTAACAACTGATATTAAGGTAGTTACATTAGTTTTTTGCCTTATTATTTGATTATCATTTTCAAGCATTTTTAAAAACCTTTCAACCTTACCTCTTGACCACTGCCAACGCTTAGCCAAAGTATCTAAATCATAACCAATTTGCCCCGCTTTTACATCAACTCGAATACCTCTTTTAAAGAAATAATTATCCGAATGATTAGTTAAAAGTATCATATCAATCCAAGCCATTGACCTATTAAATGGTTCTGAAAAATATAAAGGATTTTCCGTTATTTTTCTGTATATTTTAATCCAACCGCTCATTTCTAAATGATTCTAAAGTTTTAATTAATGTAAACGCCTGTTTTTTGTCAATACAAACAGTTTTTGATTCATCATTTTCCCAAATCTCAAAACAAATAAAATCACCTTTTGAAACAATCATTTTATCTTGATCACTCATTTGACACTCTAAATAAATTTCATTCATAATTCAAATTTTTAAGCATAAAAAAAACCCTATAAATCCGCTGGATCTCACTTCAGCTTCATTATAGAGTTTTAATAACTTCTTCAAGTTCTATGGTGTGAGATCGAACCGTTTACAAATATACTAATTATTTTCTAATCAAATTCGTTATTTGTCTTTTTTTTATTTAATAATCTATTATTAAAGTGAGTAATTCGATTGATTTTTACAATTAAACGGCTGTATTTATACCTTGTTAAATTTCGCTTGTTTTTTCTCATGGTGCTTTAAAATTACTTCGATTGCTTCGGTTATTACTTTAGGGTTTAATTGATCAATATTCGCGCCTAAACGCCATTCCTGATGCTGTTTTAATACTAATAACGCTATTCTTAAACTCATATATATTCCTCGTTAATTACTTTGTTTCTCACTAAACAATTATGTTTCATGCTACTTGACATTTGCC